TGTCAGCCTGGGCCTTCATCACTTCGCGGTTGATCGCCATGTCAGCCCGGATCTGAGCGACGTCAAGCTGCGTGCCGTACTTCGCCTTGAGCTCTTCCGCCTTGACGCGGATGTCGGCCTCGAGCTCGTCGCGCTTGCGGTCGTCTTCCATCATCATCTGCTCGCGCTTCAGCTGAAGGTCTGCCGCCTTCTTCTGCATGTCCGCTTGGATCTGCTGGATTTGCACCTGGATCAGCTGCTCGTTGATGTCTGGCTTGTTATCTGGCGGTGGTGGCTGGAACTTCGCCGGATCGCTCCAGAATTGAGACGTGTCCTTGAAGCCGGCCAGAGACGTCATCTCCTTGAGCGTGTTGCTCAGCTTGGAGATGTCGGTCAGCGGGTTCTGCGGCCCCATGGTCGACATGGCTTCCTTCTGCATCTCGCCGATCTGGCGCAGCATCATCATCCGCTCTGTGTCAGTCCCGCGGCCCAAGGCTACGTTAACTGAGACGTCCATATTGGATGACCATACTCTGGGGTCCATTTCCACGAAATCGTTGTTTAGGCGGATCATGCGCGCCTTGTCTTGGTGCGTGGTGATGTTGTACAGGACAAGCTCGTACAGGCGCTTAACGCCCGTCTCAGCGAATACCCTAGCAATCATCTCAATGTGCTGCTGTGCGGCGCTTACAGTGGCTGCCACGGCTGTCGCAGTGCTTGACTGTAGGGCGCCAGCGTCTAAGCCCATGGATGCCTTGGAGATGCCCGTGCGGGCCTCCTTGACCTCGTCCATGTATTGCAGCACCGGAAACGCCTGCTGTCCGACGAATGGCACGGTCAGCTGTTGGACTGATCCGGGAGCGCGTTGGCGGACGATCGACCCCATCTCTGTATTCATGGCGTCCTCCATGTTCACCATACCCTCTACAACAGCAATTCTTGGGTGAATACTGAGGCTTAGGCTGTCCAGGGAGTTGCGCATGATGACTGATTTGATCCGCTGGATATCTGCCACGGCGTCAAAAATGCTAAGTCCAAAAAAGTCATGCGGCTCTGGATCTGGGCAGAGTGTGGCGAATGGCGCCATCGCGCAGGGCTCGTTGTTCAGGATGACGTTGCCGTCACCGCCGGTGCATATCTTGCGCAGCTCCGCGATGCCGTCTCCGTCGTAATCCACGCGGATGTAGTTCTCAACGTAAAGCACCTTACGCATCGCCGGATCGCTGCGTGAGTTCATCTCGTTTGTCAGCGCCGGGTTGCGCGTGTTACGCTCGACGTTGGTGTCCATGTCGTCGTGGTCTGACGAGAGATTGTACACGTCGTCGTAATCGTAGCCCATAGCTACAAGCTCGGACACGGTGACGATGCGGCGGTGCGCAACGTAGTCGGCGTCCTCTACAGATTTCGCTTCGCGCGAGATCAAGAACTCTTCCGGCGGAAGCGCCTCAACCTTCACACGGCCGTCGGGATGCGTGTAGGTCACGCGCAGGTCGTGGGCCATGGGCGGCGGGATGATCTGACCGCTCATGGGGTCGATCTGCGGCTCACCCATGGGCGTGCTCACTGTGATGTCGACTTCGGCAGCCGGGTCGGCCATGAGAGCCGCCAGGGCGTTGTCGTCGACGCCGGTGTATTCAATGGTCTCAAATTCTGTCTTGTCTTCCCAGTAACACTTGATGATCCCAACCTTGCGCACCAGCGCGTCCATAAAGGCGCTGTGCATCTCTAGGAAGCCGCGGTTGTCGCGGTTGATGATGAAATTTGCGTACTCGGTGGCCTGCTTTGCCGCCGGCACGTCCTCCGCGTTCTGCGGGACGTATTCAACCGTGCGGTCGGACCCGTTGAAGATCCGCATCAGAGACGGGATGATCGCCTGTACGGTATCCCGTACGTCCATGCTAACCACCTGGCTGCGGCCCTCCTCCTCGTCGCCAAACGGCTCGCCACGGTAGTATTGGGTTGCCGTGGAGCGGATCGGGGGGAGGCGGAGGGCGAGGCGAGGGGCCGGG